CAAGAAAAGTTAATGCTTGAAAATGTTAGGTTAATACAAGCATCAGCACAAGCGCAGTTTGATAAAAATGATAGTGATGAAAACGCTTTAATATTAGCAGAAGCTAAAAATGAAGTAAAAGCTGTGGAAGCACAGATTGAAGGGTTCATGTCTGAACAAGAATCTAATAGAGTTGCATTATTAAAAGAAAAAATAGAACTTGACCAAGTTGACATAGATTCAACAGCAGAAAGACAAAAAATACAAAGTGAATTTAATGCAGAGCAAGAATTAAATGAAGTAAGAAGATTTCAATTATTAAAAGATAATTTAGAAGCTGAAAGAATTGCAGAATCAAAAAGGTTAGAAGAAAAAAGAGATGTATTTAAACAAGGTACACAATCTTATAAAGATGCTAATAATGAGTTATTAAATTACCAACAAGAAAATGCTAATCAACAATTAAAAATTGAAGGGGATTTACAAAAAGCTAAACAAGAACAAATAAAAGGAGCGTTAGGAAACATTGCTTCAATTGTTGGAACAGGTAGTAAGTTTGGTAAAGCTGTAGCTATAGCACAAGCAATTCAAGATACTTATGCAGGTGCTAATAAAGCTTTTCAACAAGGTGGAATATATGGATTTGTTGGAGCTGCTGCTATAATAGCTGGAGGTCTTGGAAATGTTAAAAAAATAATTTCAACTAAACCACCTGAAGTACCAGCTGGTTTAAGAGGAGGTGCTTCTACAGGTGTAGCAACACCAAATATACCAAGTACAACAACTCCAAACATACAAACACCATCCTTTAACATAGTAGGTCAAGGGGCTGGAAGCCAAATAGCTTCAGCACTTGGAGAACAACAACAAGCACCTATACAGGCTTATGTAGTTAGTCAAGACGTAACCACAGCACAGAGTTTAGAAAACGGAATAATACAAGGTGCAACACTTGGAGGTTAATATAACAAAAATCAAAATTAATTGTTTATAAAAAAAGAGTTATGGAAATAATAGAGTTAGTATTAGATGAGAATGAAGAGTTTTCTGGGATAGAGGCTATTTCAGTAGTTTCATCTCCAGCAATAGAAGAAGATTTTATTGCACTTAAAAACCAAGAGCAAATAAGACTTGCTGAAGTCTCTAAAGAGAAACGTATTCTAATGGGTGCTGCACTTATTCCAGACAAACCTATCTACAGAAAAAATGGAGAACACGAATTTTATATATTCTTTTCAAAAGAAACAGTAAATAAAGCATCACAGATGTATTTAAAGGCTGGTAATCAAAGTAAAGCTACAATGGAACATACTGACGAAAAGTTAGAAGGAATGACCGTTGTAGAATCTTGGATAATAGAAGATTCGGTACATGATAAATCCAGAAAATATGGATTAGATATGCCAATAGGAACTTGGATGGTTTCCATGAAATGTGATAATGATGAGATATGGGCAAAAGTAAAAGAACAGAAAATTAAAGGTTTTAGTATTGAAGGATATTTTGCAGATAAACTTAATAAACCACAAGACAAACAAATAGAAGAATTAAGTCAAGAAGATAAAATACTAAACGAAATAATAGATGTACTCAAGGAATCAAACACCAACAAAAAGTAGAACCAGTCCAACTGGTGGCAGAAGAGGATGTTTATGTAAAGACGGAACATACAACTCTAAATGTTGTAATGGAGATTTGCAGAATCAAGGAATAGGTTCGTTAACAGGAGGAACTTCTCCAACTGTATTTTTTGAAATACTAGCAGAAAATGGAGACTATCTTTTAACTGAAGCTAATGACAAGTTTTTAATAACAGAAGCACAATAAAAAAATTTATTGAATTTGAATTTACAACAACTTAATTAAAATGTTGTTTAATAAAAAAGTAATTACTTAAAATTAATATATATGAACTCAAAAGAAACCCTTAACAAAGTGAAAACTTTATTAGGTTTAGAAGTTCAGTTAGAAGAGAGAAAGTTGGAAAACGGAACTCGCTTTGAAGCTGATTCATTTGAAGCTGGTAAAGAAATCTTTATTGTAACTGATGAAGACGAAAGAATTGCTGTACCACAGGGAGAATACCTATTAGATGATGGCTTTACAGTTGTTATTGAAGAAGATGGTATTATTGCTGAAATCAAAGAAGCGATGGAAGAAGAAGTAGAAGAAACTGTTCCTGTTGTGGAAGAAGTTGAAGCTGCTGAAGAAGCTGACGTTGAAGATTGGAAAGGTATGGAAATTAGAATTAAAAACCTTGAGGATGCTATTTCTGACTTAAAGTCAAGATTTAGTGACAAAGAAGATTTAACATCTGAAGTAGAATTATCTGCTGAAGAAACTGCTAAACCTTTAAAGCACAATCCTGAAACTAAAAGCGAAGTTAAATTAAATAGCTACGCTCAAAACAAACCAATGACTACTCAAGATAGAGTATTCGCAAAATTATTTAACAACTAAATTAAAACCAAAAATTATGTCAAATAGATTAGACTTAGCGACTACAGTAAACATTACTTCAACTTATGCTGGAGAATTTGCTGGAAAGTACATTTCTGCTGCTCTTTTGAGTTCAAGCACAATTGAAGACGGTGGTGTTACAGTAATGCCAAACGTAAAATACAAATCAGTTATCCAAAGAATAGAAACTGGAGCTTTAATCGCAGACGGTACTTGTGATTTCACACCAAGTTCAAACGTAGATTTAACTGAAGTAGTTATTCAGCCAGAAGAATTCCAAGTAAACTTACAATTATGTAAGTCAGACTTCATTAACACTTGGGAAGCTGCTCAAATGGGATTCTCTGCTTTTAATCCAAACGGATTACCAACATCATTCGCTGATTATTTAGTAGGATATGTTGCTGGAAAAGTAGCTGCTGCAAATGAAACAAACATCTGGACAGGTAACTTAGGTGGTGCTCAAGCTGGAGAATACAACGGACTTGAAACTTTAGCTGCTGCTGATGCAACTGTTCTTGATGTAGCTGCTCCAGTTGCTTTAACTTCTGCTAACATTATTGATAAAATGCAAGAAGTAGTAGATTTAATTCCAAATGCACTTTTCGGAAAAGAAGATTTAAGATTATACGTTTCAAACAAAGCTGCTAAATTATACATTAGAGCTCTTGGAGGATTCTCTGTAGCTGCAACTTCAAATTCAGGTAGTGATGCTAAAGGAACACAATGGTATAGCAACGGAAGTTTAACTTTCGGTGGAATTCCAATCTTTGTAGGTAGAGGAATGTCTGACGATACAATGATAGCTGCTGAATCAAGCAACTTATTCTTTGCGACAGGACTTCTTAACGACTACAACGAAGTTAGAGTAATAGACATGACTCCAATAGATGGAAGTCAGAATGTACGTCTTGTAATGAGATTTACTGCTGCTGCTGCAATAGGAGTTGGTGCTGATGTAGTTTACTACGCAGGATAATTAATTACTAACTAATATTATAAGGGGGATTTATTTCCCCCTATAGTATATAAAACCTTAAACATATGTCATGTGATATTACATTAGGAAGATTAGAACCCTGTAAGGATTCAGTTGGAGGAATAATCGCAATATACATTTCAAATTACACGAGTGGCTTATTAGGAACTGCTACTTTTAGTGCTGATGATGAAATAACTGCTTTTGCTGCTCCACTTACTTTTTACAAATACGATTTAAAAGGTGCTAACTCTTTCGAACAAACAAACGAAAACTCAAGAGATAACGGAACTTCTTTTTGGACTCAAACTGGAACTATTGTTTTAAAGAAACAAGATTTAGCTACAAGAAAAGAAATGAAACTTTTATCTTATGGAAGACCACAAATAATCGTACAAGATTATAATGGTAATTACTATTTAGCTGGAATTGAAAATGGATGCGAAGTAGCTGCTAACACAGCAACTGGAGCAACTATGGGAGATTTAAATGGCTACAACATTACTTTTACTGGAACTGAAAAGACTCCAGCTTACTTTGTAGATTCTGCTATTATAGGAGATACTACTAACACAGTTGTTGTTGTAGGGGTATAATTATCCTTATTTAACTAAATTAAAAGGCATTACTTTAAGTTTTGCCTTTTTTTATATAACAGTTTTGATGTTTTTTTGTTTAATAAAAAAGGATTAATGATAATACTAACTACAAGTGCATTAGCACAACAATTAAAGTTTATTCCACGTGAGTATTCTGCAAGTAGTATTGTAATTACTGACCAAGACACAAATACACCTGTAACATATTCAGGATTAACATTTGCAACAGATAAGTATTACTTACAAGGTAATGTAATATTTAGTCCAATATTAAGAGAAGGTACTTTTTACACGCTTGAAGTTTTAAACGGAACAAGCGTTGTATATAGAGACAATATATTTTGTACAGACCAAACTATTAGTACATATAGTATTAATAAAGATGTTTATACAGAACACGCAACAACTAACGAATACGTAGTGATATGAGCGAATTTTTCGTAACAAAATTAGCAGCCTATACAGCTCCAGAAGTTGTAGAACTAAAAAA